GAAGTTCCTATGAGTGTTATGTTACAAGATATGCTAACCACATATAAACTAGGTTGGAAAACAAGTTACTACCAAAACACTTACGACTTTAAAACTGATCCAAGTGAGATTGAAGAAGAGCCAAGAGTTGAAGGTACACCAAATGGTTTTGAACCAGAACTTCAGGTTAATGGAGATTTGGACGAAGAGCATTGCGAAAGTTGTACAATTTAGGTTGACAAAAATTAATTCTCAAGTATAATAAGATAACTATAATACTTGGGTTATGAAAGAGGTATAAAGGAAAATGGCAAAAACTGTCTTTAATAAAGATAAAGTAGACTTCACAAAACAGAATATGTTTTTTGGAGCAGATCAGAATACACAACGATATGATGTATTCAAGTTCCCTGTGTTTGATAAATTAAATCAAACCATGCTTGGATATTTCTGGAGACCAGAAGAAGTAAGTCTACAAAAAGACAGAGCAGATTATGCTAATTTCCGTCCAGAGCAAAAACATATTTTTACTTCTAACCTAAAGTATCAAACACTATTAGATAGTGTACAGGGTCGCGGACCTTGTTTGGCTTTCTTGCCTTATTGTTCACTACCTGAACTAGAAGGCTGTATTGTTACTTGGGACTTCTTTGAAACTATTCACTCACGTTCTTATACACACATTATGAAAAACGTGTATCCAGATCCAAGTGAAGTATTAGACAAAATTTTAGACGATAAAGAAATTATTAAAAGAGCAACTTCTGTAACTAAAAACTATGATAGTTTTACAGAAACTGCTGAACAGTACTTCCATCATAAGAAAGGAACACTACAAGATGTTAAAAAGCAAATGTTCCTTGCTATGATGAATGTTAATATTTTAGAAGGACTACGTTTCTATGTTTCATTTGCTTGTACGTTTGCGTTTGGTGAATTGAAACTAATGGAAGGTTCTGCTAAAATTATTTCACTTATTGCTCGTGACGAAGCACAACATTTAGCACTTAGTTCTCACGTTATTAAAAACTGGCTACGTGGTGATGACGATGCCGAAATGGCAAAGATCGCAAAATCATGTACAGACGAAGTTTATGATATGTGGCGTAATTGTGTAGAAGAAGAAAAAGCATGGGCAAAACACTTGATGAAGGACGGATCAATTATTGGACTTAACGAAAGATTGTTAGGTGACTACGTCGAGTACATCGCAAATAGAAGATTAAAGGCTTTAGGTTACGATCCTATTTTTGACGCATCATCAACTCAGAACCCGCTACCATGGACCCAGCACTGGTTAAGTAGTAGTGGATTGCAAGTTGCTCCACAGGAAACAGAAGTTGAAAGTTATATTGTTGGAGGCATCAAGCAAGACGTTAATAAAGAATCACTTAAAGGATTTAAACTATGAGCAGAACAGTAGTATACTCAAAACCAATGTGTCCTTATTGCGACAAAGCAAAGGCAGTATTGAAAAACTTAGATGTAAAATTTGAAACAATTCAAGTTGGTACTGACATTTCAGTACAGAAACTTACAGAAGAATTTGAAGTAAATGGCTTACCACAACCAAGGTCAGTACCACAGATTATTCTACAAGGAAAATATATTGGCGGCTATCAAGAGTTAGTCAAATATATCGAAGATACAGGATTTAACGGAACAGGACATACAATATAATGTTAATCGAAGCACCATACAAAGTTGGAGATATTATTACTATTAAAATGGTATCTGGAGAAGAGTTAGTTGGTAAACTTGAAGAAGAAAACGATCAGCATATTAAAGTTAAAACACCGTTGACTCTTGTTGCTAGTCAGCAAGGCATTGGCTTACAGCCATTCTTGTTTACTGCTGAACTAGAAAAGTCATATCGTATTAAACAATCTGCTATCACGTTAGTTACAATTACCAAAAAAGAATTTGCTGACGGATACTCACAGCAGATGAGTGGCTTAGTAACTGCACCAGCAGGACTAGGCGATATGTTAAAAACCAAATAAAACAATTTCACCATTTTAGA